CAACTCTACCTGATGATGTGCAGCTGTACTTCAAGGTTGCAAACGCCGTAGAGAACCTGGATATGCTCAACGCGGGTGAGATTCTTGAGGAATTATCAAACAAAACAGATAAACTCCAAGCCGCCACCGCATCTATGCCCAGCTCTAAACGAATAGAGTTAATTCTCGGTCAAAGCGGACAATTGTACCAATTGCCAGCCGATGGTTATTTATGTGTCAACAAGCTCGCTACTGCCAGTAATCAACATGTGTTTATGCAAAACAGAGCAAATGATGCACTGGATATTATTGCGATATCACCAATAGCAGGGCATACCTGTTGTGTTTGGTGTATGGGTAAAAAGGGTGATTTTATACAGGTAGACTATAGTGCAGGCGGAACATTATACGATTTTTGTTTTGTATACGCAGAAGGAGCACAATAAATGACTAATTATTATATAGAAAAAGATAGCAAGATAGTTTTGTTTGATACAGACAAAACAAAACTAGAAAATACATTAAAATTTATGCCTCAATACAGAGGCTTGCCAATACTGGAAACCCAACGCCCCATTATCGATTATCAATTTGCAGATACCGAACAATATATAAATAAAGAGCTATCTCTTGCCAAGCAAGCAAAGCTCAACGAGGCAAGCAACAAAGCCTTTGAATATAGAGATAAAACCGGCACTGTTTCATTCAACGGCAGACCTGTGGCGCCTATTATGCCTATGACAGAGGGTGAAGAGCCCCCAGCTACAATAACCGTTCACACAGAGCTTTTAAATCAAGATGATATGTTTCAGCGTGTCATAGGCTTTCAACAGGGCATTTTTACGCAAGACCAAATATACAACACAAAAGAGGATATCCCCGTCTACCTGAATGCGCAAGAAGCACAGGCCGTTTACTTCGCTATAGTTGCACGTGCTCAAAAACTGTGGGTACAAGACTATATGACATACAAATCAATGATTGAAGCGTGCACCACTGCTGAAGAAGTCAATGCAATTGTGATTGATTATGACAATGTACCTGTAATTCAAGAGCCAGAAGCACCTGAAGAACCAACAGAAGAAACAACCGAGGATTCCTCGGATGTTGAGGAGGAACATGAGAATAAACCCGACAAAACCACACCCGATACCGGTGTTCAAGAGGTTCAGGAAGACACTGCAGGAGAGACTGAATAATGGAAAAATTTATCGAATATGCGCCGTCAATCATAGTTGTGATAGCTTTTGCAGCAGCTTACAAAGTCTTTGCAACACCAAAACAGCTTGCAGAACTTAAATCACAGCTGATTGAATACATTTCAGAACACTATGTATCTGAAAAATCTTGTGATAGCTGCACAAAACACATTGACGGAACATTAAAAACGGTTACGGAATCAATTCAGAAGCTCGATGAGAAACTCGATATGAAAATTGATAAAGTCACCGAACTAATAGAAAGACGTATTGAACAGGCGGAGAGAGGTCATTGATGAACAAAATAATCATCCACTGGACAGCCGGAACCTATCAACCAAACACAACAGACCTTGAACACTACCACTTTTTAATTGACGGTGAAGGTAAAAAACACAATGGAAAATACAAACCCGAAGATAACGAAAATTGCAACGATGGCAAATATGCTGCACACACAGGAGGCGGCAATACAGGCGCAATCGGCGTCAGTATGTGCGCTATGGCTGGCTTCAACTCTGCTGCTTCTTGTGGCAACTATCCTATAACACCCGTTCAACTTGAGGCGTGTTTCAAGCTCTGTGCCGAGCTTTGCAAAAAATACAACATACCCGTTGAAAACGTTTGGACACACTACGAGTTTGGAATAAACCACCCCGACACTACCTCTCACGGAAAGATAGACATTATCTATCTGCCCCCGTACCCTCTCGTAAAACGCAACGAAGTCGGCGGGTTTATAAGAAGCAAAATCAGATGGTATTTGAACAAGTTATAAAAGAAAGAGGCTTGTAGACAGACAATGACAATTGAAATAAAATAATTTCAGGGTAAGTACCACACTCCCGCCGGCACACGCGATTTTATGGAGAAATCGGCTGGAAAGGGGGTGAGAATATGACCAAAACAATAATAAAAACCGCTATAACGGTGATTATAACGGTTTTACAAATTGTTATTTATTGGTTATAGGGTATGAAGTGAAGCTCTAAGGAACAGCCATTCTTTAGGGGCTTCCCCCTACATGAATATTATTTATCCCATTATGTCGTTTGTCAAGCCTTGCAAAATTAGAAAGGCGGAAAAAATGGACGAAAAAATGAAAAAAGCATTACTTGACTGCTGCGAAAGAAACTGCAAAGTGATTTCACCAGATGTTGTAGCATTCGCAAAAGACCTTGTAAACACAGCTATTTTAACCTCTGAAAACAAAATTGATGATATGTTTACACCAATCATCAACAAAGGCTTTGAGGTTCTTGATGAATATCTCTTAAAACAGATTGATAAAATAGACGGAGCAACAGCATAATGTTTGATGTCCCAAAAGCTGTTGAGTCTGTATCAAACGCAATAAAAGGCATATTTGACTACGCCTCAACATCCAAAGAACACCAGTCCGAAACGCAGATTATCAAAGATAAAAAGAGGCTAAAGAAAGCCACAGATATTGCAGAAGATGCTTTCAAGCTTATGTTTAAAAACTTTGAAAAGCTCTCGGAATTTGACCAAAAACGTCTTAACAATCTTTACGATAAATTTCAAGAGTACAACTAAACACATACTTGATGCAGAAAACCCACTACAAAACGTAGTGGGTTTTCTTTTAAATACACATTAGAGTGACAGTAGTTTCCCTATTAGGGTTTGCTATAATTAACTCACCAGACTCTGTTGCTCCCAAATTAACAGGACAATCTGCTTTTAATTCCACTAAAAAAGCTTCTTTCAATGCCTTTATTGCATCTTCTATTATTTTATGCAGTTGAGAATCACTATTGCATTCTAAAATAAATGCTTGTTCATTATCATCCAAATATAGTTGAATATTTGAAGAATATTTGTTTGTCAGTTCTTGAGCTATAGCTTCAATTTGTTTTAAATTGAAATTATTAGATTCAATCATTTTTTCACCTCCTTTCATAGGATAAATTTATAATATTATTGTTTCTAGGAGTATATTATTAATTAAAATTAATTTATATCTTTTCAAAATTATACAAAACTTTTGGACTTCTTACAGGACTATCCATATATGAGCCCGATAGAATCGGAGTAGGCAGGATTCTATATGTGCAGTTGAATATATTACTCAATTCATTTTTTAACGTGTTTAAAACTTCCAGAGTCGCTTCTTTTTGGTTTAACTCAATATTAATATTATCGTTTAAAGTATTTATTCCAATATGCAAAAACGAAAGAGCACACATCTCTTTAACACGCTGTTTTAACAACTCAGCTTTTTCAAATTTTAATTTTTCACATTCAAGCATAAACAAATCCCTATGCCATGCATGATACGAGAAAAAGAGAATTATGCAATTAAATAAGTTTCAAGTTTCTCAAAAAGAATTAATGTATTTTTGGAACGTAAAAAATCAAACTTTTGACTTTTTAAAAGTTCGAAGATTGACCCATCATGCGCCCATTTATCATTTAGAGCAAGTTTTATAAGCGCCGTAAAGGCGCTTTCTAGCTCTATACGTAGCTCTGAACCCTCATAAAAAAAGTTCGAACATAAGATTTTTAAAATTTCTCGCTTTTTATCGTCAGACTTCTGTAAATACTTCTGTGTAAGGTTTTCAGCGAGTTCGAACATTTTTTCAAAACGTCTTATTAATTCTATATTAGTTTTGGTTAAGGCTGTGTATTCAAGTGTTAAATTTTCCAGTTTGTTTTCCCATGTTAACTTTTTATCCAAGTACGTACTTTCTGAAATTATTCCATCAAGCTTATCATCATAGAGCTGGTTAATGCGATTCTTTAATTTCTTGATGTCTCCCTCAATTTGTATTTTTCTTTTTTCGTCATAATCCGCCTGATAGTGAAGTATGTTTTTGACATCTTCTTTCAAATTTTTAAGCTGCTCTTTTGTAATATTTAATGTTTCCAACGCTTCTATAACAGCTTTGTCTATTACTTCTCTTTTTATAATCCGTTTACAGTCTTTTGGGCATTCAGGACAAGGTCTGTGGCAGCGATAGTATTCGTATTCACCACTTTTATTTGCACCTCTTTGTTTCTCAGGTGTAAGTAGTCTATTCGATATGGAACACCTTATTAGCCCCTTATACAAAAAGGAGTGTTTATTTTCCTTTGGCCCGCTGGCTCTATCTTTTACTCTCATAGCTGCTTCATAAAGTGCTAATGATATGATAGGTTCATGCTTACCGTCACATAGTTTGACTATGTATGTTCCGTCGTTCTGTTTAAATGAATAGTTGAATTTGCCTATATAAAATACCTGATAAACGCTTAAAATATTCTCTATGGTCTTTTTGGAGCAAGGTTTATTGTTATGTGTAAAACCTTCTTTACGCATTTTTGCAGCAAGTGTTTCAAAAGAGTATGCACCTGTTGAATATAATCTGAAAATTTTTTCAATATAATGTAGTTTTTCTTCATCAGGAATGATTTCTCGTTTTTTATTTCTTTTGTATCCAACCGGAACGCGTGCACCTGGGTAGTGGCCTTGTCGTGCTTTTTCTTGTAAATTCATTACTGTTCTAATTGAGATTAAGCCCGACTCTAACTCAGCATTATTAATCTGAGAGTTTCTCATCCACTTCCCATAAGGGTTGTTTTGGCCTTCGTTTGGTTCTGTTGCCGATAGAAGGGTAACTCCTTGTTTGCCAAAAAGAGGTTTTAGGACTTGATAATAGTAATCTGTGCTTCTTATCATTCTGTCACAGCGCCAAGTAACAACTGCTGTTACGCGATTTTTCTTACTTTTTAAATCTTCCATTAACTGTTTTATTTGTGGACGATTCAAGTTTTTGCCAGAGTATCCATCATCTATGTAAACTTTATTTACTGCGCCATTAAGACGTTCGATATATTTCCTGCATTGGTCTTCCTGCATGTCGATACTATATCCTTTTTTTGCCTGTTCATCAGTACTGACACGGATATAAATATTTACGTATTGACCTGTTAAATCTTCTGTTTCAAACATAAAACTTCCTTTATGTAAACATATTTTACTTTGTACGGCTATAAATTGCCATAATTTAGCTTCTTGACTTTTACAATTTATCATATCCACTTTAAATAACAATAAAAACGCCCCTCTAAACGTTTTACTTTTACATAAATGTAACCATAATGTTGTTGTCCGGGCTTGTTACAAAATTAAATGAGGTATGAAAAGATGAGTGAAACAACAATTACGCTGGGTAAGAGAATCAAGGAGTTAGTAAGAAAAGGTTTTAATTTTGCAAACACATGCAGGGTATTTACTTTTATCTTTTTTACATGGCTGATTATGGAGTGCTTTTTTGAAATTATTGAAATGCAGTATCACTACTATGCTAATACAACAACATCATTAGAGCTTATATCAGGCAAGCAAATAGACAGATACGATGGTAGCCAGTTCAAAAAAGAGACAACTGATCAAAGGCTTTTAAGAAAAATGAATAAAAAGAATCGTTTCAGGCTAAGAGATTTAAGACACGGTTATAGGCAAATATTTCCGTAAAATAAAAGTTAACTTTAAGAGCCATTATCATTGATTTGGTTTCGGCTCTTAATTATGAAGGCCCAATATACTAATGTTACGATAATTATTAGTTAAATATTAAATAGTTGATAGAATGTCATGTTAATGATAACTTTATGTCATACAATCAGATGATAAAGATTAGTAAACATTCATACAAATAGGGTGTTTAAAAATTCCTAAAAATGGGAATAATATAAGTACTCACCTACCATGTGTAGGCTGCCTAGAGCAGGATGAGATATTAAGACCTCAAACCTATGTGATTGGGGTCTTTTTTGTATTTTCTTTTAAGATTCTACAATACTTTTTATAAGCATTTCTAATTCGAGATGTACCTTTTCTGTCATAAAGATAATAAGCTGTTGTCAAAAATAATTTTCCTTTTTTGTCCTCTCTTATTACAACAAAATATTTTTGTTCCTTAAGCCAAAAACAATGATTTAAGGCATTTTCAGCAACATCAAAGTCTTGATAGTAATAGACTTCTATTTGCTTATAATTGTTTATTATATGTTTTATCCAATGTATACGAACAGCTCTAGCTTCTTCAAATATACCCGGGGTTCTTATTTGATTTTTTGAGTTTTTGTTGAAATCCTTACAAGTAATATGGTTAAAAATATCTTCTTTTTCAACATAAGGACAATTCGTACAATTATAATGTACATTACGACAATTCAAAAAGCCCTTCGCTTGAAGCTTTTCACATCGTGTGTATAACTTTAATAATGAATACTTTACTATTTTGTTATTAAATATAAGTGGATTATTAGGATCCATAAAATCATTTTCAAATATACAATATAGATGTTTTATAAATTCAATGATTGTTGGAAATTCATTTGGATTCAAAATAGGAGGAAGCCAGTTTGGCAAAGGAGTATTATCAGGCATTTAGACTTCCTTTGTTTTTGTATCTGTAACTTTTAAAAGATAAAATTTATGGTCATTTAGAAAAGTTGTTCTATTTAATGGATAGCCTGTTTTTTGTTGCAACATATCTATTACTTTAACCTTACCTTGATTTTCTTTTAATCCTCTGTTCAAATAAGCTATTGCACCAATAATCAAATCTGTTAATTGTATAAGTTCCACTTCATGTGATTGAACAGCTTGCACTTTTTCTATATCAATATCTCTTTTGTAATTAAATTCATTTTTTAATCTTTCTAGAATATCGAATATTATTTTTCTTTTTTTTGCTCCTCTTGTATCTTTTATATCCATATATATATTGTAAGAACAGTGAGGATTGAAAATTGACAATAATAAAAAATGATACATGCAGTAATAAAAAGCTTCCCATCCCAAGTTATCAGCTGTTTTGGATATTTCATTTTTATCGATTAAGAGTCCTTTGAAACTCAAAAAGCAATTGCCCCAAAAATAATTAATTAAATCAACATAAAATTCTTCTTTGCTTTGTGATACTTTCGTCCATTTTATTTCGAAAGTTTCGCTTAAACCATATCTTTTTTTGAGATTTCTTATTTCTTTAAAGACTAGATTTCTGTTATTGTAAGGACAAGTTATCCCTCCAATAATCATAAAGTCTGAATTATCATTTTTTAAATGGCAACTTTCATCGCAGTAAATATTAATTAGATTTGGCATCATCACTCCAATATTTTCTGTATTATACATCGGAAACACAAGAAAATAAAGAATTATAGTTGATTTTGTATACAAATTATAATTGCATAAACCTACGTTAATGTCTGTCAAAAGTTATTAGTGCAAATTTTAATCCGAATAAACCATAAATCCTACAACAACTTATTCTCTTTAGCCTTCTTGAGAAATTCTAGCATTTTTTGTTCTTCGGGTGATAACATTTGTGTAACAGTGTTAGAATCGCCTGTAAGCTCACCGTCAACCCAAAGGTCAATTGGTATACCTGAATGTTTTTTAAGTGCCTTTAGCTCGGCGAGAGTGGGTTCTTCTTTATCAAGTCCGAGTTTTTCTACACGGCGTTCAGAGGAATCTATAATTTTTGCAATCTCATCATCCATGAGATTTTCTTCTGCTTGATAGTAATTGAGACGTTTTCCGAAAGTTTTGCGTTCCTTAAAAGCTTGTTCGTACTTTTGCTGTTTCTCTGATTTTTGAGGAAGGAACATAGGGCCTTCGCCTGTGAAGAGATAATGCATATTCACATGATAAATCTCTGCAAGCTGTTCTAGGAGTTCAAAAGAAGGTTTTCTCTCCCCTCTTTCATATTTTATATATGTTGTCTGAGGAATAGCCATGTCTCTAGCAAATGCACTAGCATTTGTATTTATTTTAAGTCGAATTTCTTTTAATCTATCTGCGAGCATTTTACAGTTCTTAATATTTTATACACAAAAATGGGTTGACATTTTATTCCAAATTATGTATATTGATAATACAGGTTACACAAGTTAAGGTTTTAACTCATGAATACAACATTACATATTAAATTGTTATCGGACGAGTTGGCAGAAAAAGTTGCTTTAATGAGAGAACAAGGTTTTCATGTTCCAACATTAGTTAGAAATTTTCTTACAAACTATCCTCTAGAACAAAACAAGGAGAGAATCGCTTAAACGATATCTCCCCTTAAATTATTCCGTAAGAATATCTTACCAAAAACACAACAAAAAGACTCCTATAAAGGGTCTATTTGTAATGCAAAATTTACAAAAGTCACAAAAAGAAAAATCAACTAATAAATGAACAAAAAATACTTAGTAGACAAAGAAATAGACGGTATAAGGGTCAAAGTATATTTTAATGAAAAAAAATATACAGAGGAAGAGAAAAGACAAAAAATAGCACAATTAGTTTATGAGTTAGCTGATTTAGAACTAGGACAACAAACAGCATAAGGAGCAAACAGCATGATAAAACTATTATACAAACTCAACCAAAGAGGGCTTTCACAATTAAGTGATGGTAGCTTTTGTACCCACTCGCTACCTGCAGGTTTCGATAACTTTTTTGATAACTTTAATGCTGCATATCGCGATTTAGAGCTTACATATTGTAGAAATTTTTATACAGGTAAACTTTTGCCTAAAAAACAAATAAATCAAATTCTCGCTACTCAAAAAATAATAAAGATTGCATAGGTGAAATCATGACAAACAAAGAATTTATATCAATCTGCATAGACGCGTTGTTGACAGTTGTGTTCTTTGTGGCGGCATATATCTTCTTTTGTGCTGCAGAACCGTTTTTGCAACTTTTACAGGGGGTGCACTAATGTACAATAACGAAACTTTATTAGAAATGCTGAATATAGCAACTAATTTTATGAATGAGCAGGAAGCCTGCTGTTACTGTGTACATAGAGACTATCCATCAGATTGCTCACACACGGATGAATGCTGCAAAGAAGGTATTTTCGAAGGGCTCAAACGAATGGCACAAAAGAATGTAAAGAAGGTGTCTTAATGTTTACACAAGAAGAACGTATGAGCTACATTGGCGGTTCAGATATAGCTGCTGTTATGGGCCAGAGCCGGTGGTCAACGCCTTACAGATTATGGGCAGAGAAAACAGGCAAGATAAAAACCGATTTATCAACCAATGAATCTGTAGAGATGGGAACAAGACTTGAGGGCTTTGTGGCTGATTTATTTAGTGAAAAAACAGGTAAGCAAGTCAGAAAGGCGCCTAAGACATACATCCATCCGGATTATCCTTTTTTAGTTGCTCATGTTGACCGACTTGTGACAGGTACAGATGAATTGTTGGAGTGCAAAACCTGTTCTGCATATAAGTTGGAAGAATGGGAGAATAAAATTCCTAAAGAGTATGTTTTACAGGTTATCTGGTACCTGGGAATAACAGGACGTAAAACAGGCTGGATAGCTTGCTTGATAGGCGGGCAGAAGTTTGATTACAAGCCCATAGAATTTGACAAAGACCTCTTTAATATGATGGTTGAAAAGTCCCTTAAATTCTGGAAGATGGTTCAAGATAGAGTCCCACCTGTTATTATGCCCGAAGATGATGAGGTTCTGGCACAGATTTATTCACATCATACAGCTGACCTCGTTCAGGTCCAGGAAATGGACGAAAGGGTTGCTTATCTGCAAGAAATAAAAATGCACATTGATGAATTGCAAAAAGAAAAAAGAGAAATTGAAACAGAGCTCAAAACAATGATTGCAGACAAGGCCGGGCTTATCACTGACAAGTATAAAGTTACGTGGAAATCTCAAATTCAGCGAAGAATCGACACTGAAACATTTAAAAATGAAAATCCTGATTTAGCACAGCGATATATGTGTGAAAAATCAATAAGGGTTATGAGAATTACTAAAAACAAGGAGACCAAATAATGGCACAAAACGCAATAGTAGAAACAATACCGCAGCTGTCTTTAATCAATGACTTAGATGTAAATCTTGTTTCAGCAACACTTACAAAGGTTAAAACGCTTCAAAGCACATTAAAAAACATACTTACAGAAAACCATGATTACGGTAAAATTCAAGGCTGCGGAGACAAACCCACACTTTTAAAACCGGGGGCGGAGAAAATTCTTATGGCTTTAAGTATTACCTCAAGTTACGAACTTGTTGAACACACTGAAAGTTTTGAGGACAAAGGCTTTTTTGCTTACACAGTAAAATGTACGCTGCTCAAGAACGGTCAAAAGATAACCGAGGGCTTAGGCCATGCAAACTCAAAAGAAAAAAAATGGGCTTACGAATTTGTATATGAAAAAGACCTCCCGCCCGGAACTGACAAAGAACTATTGAAAAAGAAAAAGATTGAATCAGCAAAGGGTACTTTTTACAAATATGAGATAGAAGCTGATGCCAATTCAAAAGCCAACACCATCCTTAAAATGGCAAAAAAGCGTGCGCAAATTGACGCAGTATTGACAGTTGCAAGTCTTTCAGAAATATTTACTCAAGATTTTGATGACCTGCCTTCTGAAACCCAACCAACAGTGCAGCCAGTAGTAAACAAAATTAAGCAGGATACACAAGCTGCAAAAGATTTCTACTGTGACGATTGCGGTGCCGGAATAACCGAGAAAGTGGCTAATTACTCAACAGAAAAATTCGGCAGGACTTTATGTATGGCCTGTCAAAAAACAATTAACTCTTAACTCCTTCTCCAAGATAATGGAACATCTTCAGGGGCATATCCATCATGCCAGACCCGAATATATGCCCCTTTTTCTTATCAGATATCAGAGCAGAAGCATGTATAAAAAACAGATAGAACCAACAATATTACGAAGATGGACAATGTCGGCAAAGGAATGCCTGGACAGAGGCTGCGTGTGCGACGGCTGTAAGTACAGCGAATATTTTAAAGGCACAAGATACAAATGCCAGATGAAAAAGTACGTAATAGCATTGGTTAAAAAATTCGGACATCCGAAAGACGTTCAAACAAAAACAATAATAGGTGAAAAATAATGGCAAGACCAAGCAAAGCAACTGTAGACTACTTCCCCCTTGATTGCAAATTCGGGGATTCTTTGGAAGCAATAGAAAATATGTACGGCAATGACGGATTTGTTGTATGGGTTAAGCTATTGCAAAAGCTTGGCAGAAGTGACTATCACGCTATTGACTTAAGAGCGGAAGGTCAATGGAAACTCTTTTACTCCATATTCAGAATGCCGGAAACCCGCGTTAAAGGCATTTTGAACACATTGGCAGAGTTAGAGTGTATTGATAAACACCTTTGGGATAATAAAATTATCTATTCAGAAAATTTTGTTAAGCGTGTTTCCGATGCTTATCGAAAACGACAAAATGCCCTTTTTAGCTACGAAAAAATATGCGAGTATTTTGGAGTTTCCGGCGGAATGTTCCGGAAGAAACCCGAAAGTTGCGTAGTTTCCGGCGGAAGAAACTCGGTTTCCGGCGGAAGAAATCGGGAAAGGGAAAAGGAAAGAGGAAAGGGAAAGAAAAAAAATAAACAAAAAAAGATTGACCCTTTCATAAATGACACAAAAACAAAATTCATCGAAGAATACAAGAAAGTTTTTGGCATAGCTCCTGTTCTAACTCGTGAAGACTGCAGCAAAATAACAGAGCTGCTAACAGACATTGAAGATTTTGAAAATCTGCTGCCTGTAGCTTTGGCTCGCCTGAAAGAAATAAAGTTTGACGATATCAACTATAAACCGGGTGCAAACTGGCTTTTGAAAGACAACAACTTTGCAAGGGTTATAAACGGCGAATTTAACGCTGTTGAAATAGAAAATAACACAAAGGAGACAGACATTGAGCACAGTTACAACGGTTTTGCTTAAACAATACGAAAGAGAAATCCTCTCGATGATACTGGGCGATAAACTCGGGAACAAAGATTCAATTATAAACTCACTGCTGCCTGAAATGTTTACTCAAAGCTTTCATCGCACTGTATTTGAGGTGTGCCAGCACCTGAAAAATACACATCAGGAGGTTAACAAGTTTGCGATTATGGAGATAATCGGCAATGAAGAACAGGCAAAAGTAATTGAACAGATTTATGATGAGTTTGTTGGCAATGTAAACTATGCGTATTTTGTAAAAAAGCTGCAAAATGCCTATATCGACAGACTCATTAAAGAGGCCTCTTCAACAGCAGACCTTGAAAAAATCCAGGAGGTTAGAGACTTTTGTGCCGATGCATCAAGCATTGTGCACATCTCTGACGGAGCAGAAAGTTTAATCTGTGACTATTATGATAAACAGGAAAACGCTGTTTTAACAGGCTATAAATCAATCGATAGCAAAATAGGCAGTCTCTTTGGCGGTGATTATGTCGTTATTGCAGGTGCCACATCCATGGGCAAAACATGTTTTGCATTAAACCTGCTTAGAAAAATGGCGGAAAGAAATACAAAATGTCTGGTTTTTAGCTACGAAATGGGGAAAGCCTCTTTACAAAACAGGCTTATTTGCTCTGAAACCGGCATAGGCTCATGGAAATTTAGAGCCTTTAACTTGAATGCGAATGAGCAGAACAAGTATCAGGAAGCAGCCGAAAATCTGAAATACTTTCCTATCTATCTTTGTACTGACCCGGATGTAGACTTGGAAAAGATGAGGAAAATCTGCAAAAAATCAGATGCGGATGTAATTTTTATTGATTATTTAGGGCTAATCCCTAACAAACACGGCAGAACTGTATATGAAAAAGTCAGCGAAAACTCCCGTGCGATAAAAATGCTTGCAAAAGAAACAGGTAAACCTTTTATTGTTCTTGTCCAGCTTAGCAGAGCAATAAAAGAACGCAAAGACAAAACACCTCTGCTTTCAGACTTAAAAGATTCCGGACAAATAGAAAACGATGCGGATATAGTCAGTTTTGTTTACCGCCCGGGATATTACGACAAAGAAACAAGCCAGTCGCTGTTGTATTTTATTACCGCAAAGAATAGAAACGGTGAATCAAATGTTGTTACGCCGCTTCGGATAGATTTACAAGCACAAAGGATTTTTGACGATGGTGAGCATTATTAAAGTTTTCAAGGTTTTAAACCCTGTTTTGGGGAATTTTAAATTATTTCAAATATCCCTCAATAATTATCTGAAAAAAGTACATGAGGAGAAACGCAAAACAGTTGAATTGATATCACAAAAACTTTGTTTTCCAAATGGAGCGCATCCACAGATACGGCGAGATAGAAGATGAAAAAGAATACAAAAAGCTTATGAAACGATTGAAAGAACACGATTTAACAACAGTTGTAGAACTAAGAAAGGCGATAAAATGAAATTACAAGAACTAGAACAAAAATACGAAGAACTCGGCAAAGAAATTGAGAAGCTGAAAAACCAGAAGAAAGGCAAGAGGTGGAAGCCTGATTGTGGTGAAAAGTATTATTATGTAGGCTTATTTGGCCATGTAGGCGAATTGAAGTGGGAAAATTGCTTTGAAGACCAATATCTATATTCTCAAGGCAACTGCTTCCAAACAAAAGAAGAAGCCAAAGAACAGTCTGAAAACCTCAAGACAAAAGCAGAGCTAAGAGCGCTGGCAGAAGAGTTAAACGGCGATGAGGTTATTGATTGGAGTAACGCTGAACAATACAAGTATTGCATTGATTATCTCGATGCTGAAGGCTGCTTATCATTTAATAGAAGTACAGTATACAAATTACAAGGTGTAATCTATTGTTTAGTCTCTAACTTCAGAGTCAAAGCCATTGAGCGCATAGGCGAAGAACGTCTTATTAAGATGATTAAGAGCGGGGTGTAGGATGGCTAAAGAACTATCAATCAGAGAGGCAGAGTGGGTGTATGGGTAAAGATGTAATTATTATTTTTTTGCTAATTGTCTTTAGTCCATTTTTGTTGATAATAGTGAATTTTAAGATTGACAAAAGATTTGATAAATCAGTAGGCAGTGTTTTTTGTGATGACAAAAAAATTTACGAAGGGCGATTATATGTAGTGGATAAAGATTTAGCGACAGAGAATTTACAATCTCCAATGTTTGACGTTTCTATCCGCGATTTTAATAACCCATTTCAAACTCAAAAAAGAACATTTTGTAAGGATTTAAGAATTGAGGCTAATAATGACTAACCACATAGAACAAATGATGAAAGTGGCGGGAGTGAAACAGAAATTCAGATACATTGTTTTATTTTTCAATAATGAATATGAAGCTCGAAGAGAAGATATGCCTATTTATTTTAAAGCTTTAAAAAAAGGAGATATAAAGGTAAAGAGAGTAATAAAATATTATCCGCCCTTCACTCCCGCAAAGCAACTGGAGCTGATTAAGCTGATATGTAAAAGCAGGAATATCTGTGAATTGAGTATACATTTAGTGCCATATGGCGCAGGCGAAGACTTTTGGTTCCAAAAGGTGACATATTTCAAAGAACAAAAATGTTATATGGATAAAGAACCAGTGCTCGTTGCTGCAAGTAAGTTTGAAAATGTTTTAGCAGAGTTAACGATAGAGTTAATCAAATCAAACGAACTCGACAAATCAGAAGTAAAGAGGATTTTGGAAGATGAGTAAATACATAGTAAAAAGCTGTCCTCGAATAGAGCCTTATACAAATAATTGTTGGGATAGTGAATTACCTGATGAAATTCCTTGCAAAGACCGTACAGACTGCAAGATAAAGCAGATTGTGGAGTTGTGTAAGAAAGAAATTGACAATTGTTGTAGTTGTAAGGATAAACAAGCAAGACTTAAACAAGAAGTTTCCTGTGGAGATTGCATCCACTTAGGACGCAATGGGCTATCCAGGCAAATCCTGCAAATCTTAGACGTACAGGAGGTGAACAATGAAAAAATTAATATTCAAAGCAAAGCTTTTTAAACTAAAAATTGCACTTGAAGAATGTAAGGCTGTAAATGTCGATAGGCTTGATAAAGGTTATTCCATTGCTTATGACGATTTCTCAGGCTTGATGGGAGATGTTGACAGTCTAATTGCAGAAATGGAGGCAGAGATAAACAATGACAACTAACGAACAGATAATGATTGATGGCGTGGATGTTCTATATATTTGTAAGTATGGACAGACTGGACTGCCCATCTGTGTGGATTTAGAGCATAGATACTGCAAACTTAAATCTACAAACTCAAAAAAATGCAACCTTAGACCAGTTGTTGAATACTCTAACTATGAAAAGTTATACAAACAACTCCAACGCAAAAAGGCAGAGTGCGAGGAGCTATCAAATGAAATCGAAGAGTTAAATGTTAAATACGAAACAGTTGTTAACCTAGCTAAAAAGAATGCTGATGCAAACGAGTATTGCTTGCAAGAATTGGAAAAAGAAAACCAAAAACTCAAGCAAGCCCTTGATGAGATTGAGAAGATTGTAACATTAGATAAAACACACATTAAGTACGCAGGTTCAACTCTGGTTATTTGCGATGATATCCTCGACATCATCCGCAAGGCGAAAGGAGAAGAATAATGCATGTCTTCGCAAGCTCTCAAGATGCCGCAAAAATAGCAAAGAAAATTGAAAAGCTAAAACAGCAGCGAAAAATCTCGACCTATGAGCTCGCATTAGACATGGGGTTGAGTGAATACCCAATTCAGACACTGCTTGCACACAACAAAGCAACTGTAAAAACAATCAACACAATAAATTATTACTTAACTTCATTGTAAAAGGTTCTAAATAACATGAAATACAACTACAAATACAATTCGAACGACTACAAAACCCCACCGGAACTCTACGAAAAAGCTTTGAAGTTTTTCGGCATAGACAAATTTGGCTGTGATGTGTGCTGCTCTGAAAAGAACGTACCAGCAGATAATTATTTTATAGAGGGCCAATCAGACGGGCTCACAGCTGAATGGGAGCAATACAACTGGTGCAACCCGCCATTCAATGAATGCAAAAAGTGGATAGAAAAAGCATTCAAAGAACAGCAAGAAGGTAATACAACATGTATGCTGATTCCTGTAAGAACTGAAACAAAATACTGGCACGATTTTATCTTGAACAATCCGGCAATACATCTTGAATGGCTGCGAAAAGGATATAAGTTTTTAGACAAAAATAATAACGAAATGGGCGTGTTCAAAAACGCGCTCGCTCTGGTTTATTTTTTAGCTTATTGAGGAGATTTTATGAAGCTTACGGAAGAACAAAAAGATATATTAGAGGAATTGATTAGCGGCAGCACAAACCAGCAGATAGCGGATAAAACAGGATACTGTGAAAGAAGCATAAAACGTAAAATAAAACATTTATTTAACACCTTTAATGTAAAAAATCGTTCTTCCCTTGTGCGCGAAGCAATCATTGCAAAATCAAACGGTATTATTTAAAAACTTGTCCCTTTAGGGACAAAATAATTTGCTATAATAACAATAGCCCGGTAAAAAATGGGGCAGTCTTAAATATCCTGAAATAACGGCGGCTGTCAGTAGAGGTTTTTACAATACGGGGTAGGATAGGAGCGTCCTTTTGCTGGTACTGAACAATGAACTGTACGAGCCTGATTGTGTATATAAATTAGGTTCTAAATGGCTTGAATTTGCGTATTGCGGCATAAACAAAACACCTGTTGCAAGGATATTTCACAAAACAAAGACAATGTTTAAGACTTCGTGTTTTATCGGTGCACGTGCAAAAACTGAAAAAGAGCGTTTTATCAGAAGAATTGAACACAAAAAGAACAATACAAAACAAGGCTCTTTCTCAAATCAAAACGTTTTTTACGGAGATTTTCTTAAAACACGCAAAAAAGATATTAAAGGTAACCCGATTTACGAACAAACACGTAAAAACTTCAACGGACAATACGAAATCCTAAATACAATACATACAAACTACTCAACTATGTAGATGCAGTTATTCAGGGTGAACATCCCTCATTTCGTCATATTATTCACTCTGTTTTTTTTAGATTATGGAAAAATTAGCAATATTAGGTGTAGGCGAATCTCTAAAAAACTTTGACTGGGATTCTGATTATGAGGTCTGGGGATTAAACCATCATCAAGACAAATTCAAGCGTTATGATTTGTGGTTTGACCTGCACAAACAAGAAAAAATCGAAGGTATTATTACTCAAGCCAACTTCCCGTTTGAGGAAGTGTATAAGCTTCGCCGGATTCCTATTGAAGGAAGGACAATTGTAAATCATCGCTACTTTGCATCTTCAATGAGTTACATGTTAGCTTATGCGATTTTAAAAGGATATGAGGAGATTCTTTTTGCGGGATGTGACTTCGACTGTGCAGATGAAAAGCGTACAAAACAAAGAGAATGCTTAGAGCAGTGGATTGCATTTGCGCAGGGACGGGGAATAAAGATTAAAGTCATGGCGGGTAGCCCGTTATGCAGTGAAACAGGACAGTATATCAGGTGATTTTATGGCTAAAAAAAAGAAGCGTAAAACTGATAAAAATTTAATTCCTTTTAATGAATTAACAAAGGAAGAACAGAGAAAAATAGCGCAAATGGGCGGTATCAAATCAGGCGAAGTTAGACGGGAGAGGAAGAAGCTAAAAGAGCTGCTTGAAATAGCATTGCTGCTTGCTGATGAGGACACAGGCGAACAAAACGATATGTCCATAACAACAGCTTTAATAAAAAAGGCAACCAAAGGCGATGTATCGGCATATCTTGCAATAAGAGATACTTTAGGCGAGAAGCCTGTTGATAAACAAGAAATCTCTGCAAAAGGTATTAATGTTGTTGTTGGTTCAGAAGAAGATAAAGAACTAATAGAGGATATCTGATGTTAAAGTTATCACCTGTTTTTAGAAAAAATGCGGGTGCTTTAAAAGAGAATTTCAGGTACATAATTAACCAGGGCGGGACATCAAGCACAAAAACTTTTTCTATCCTTCAATTGCTTGTAATAATTGCATTAAAGTATAAAGTAAAAATCGACATAGTGGGGCTGTCTGTTCCTCACTTGAAACAGGGTGTGTTAAATGATATGCCTTCTGTTTGTAATCAATTTGGCATAGATTTTTACAAGCATTATAAATCATCAGACAAAATATTTTCCGCAGGAAAAGGAACAATAGCTTTTTTATCTTTTGATAAGCTTGGTTCAGCTCATGGCGGCAGACGTGATTATTTGTACTTGAATGAAGCAAATCATCTGCATTACAATATTGTTGAACAGCTGCTTATCAGAACTAGAAATAATATCTTTATTGATTATAACCCCACAAATGAATTTTGGGTTCACGAAAAAATCTTTAAAGATGAAGCGGAAAAAGCAAAACTTATACTATCAACCTACAAAGACAACCCTTTTTTGGAACAAACTATAATCAATAGTATTGAAGCGAGAAAGGGTGACAATAATTTTTGGAGAGTTTACGGGCTCGGTGAATTAGGTATCGCAGAAGGGCTTGTATTTGAAAACTTTGAGGTTGCAGACTTTGACAAAAACAGGTTTTCAAAATATCGTTACGGGATTGACTGGGGTTTTTCCAATGACCCGTTTGCGTTTGTTGAGTGTGCGATAGAGCAAAATAAACTTTATATCTGCAATGAAATTTATCAAACAAAACTCTTGAATAAAGACAGTGCGGAACAGGTAAAGCAATATATCACAAAAGAACGTGTAATTTGTGATAGCGCAGAACCGAAAAGCGTACAGGAATTTCAGAGTCTTGGGATTAACGCTGTTGCAGCTAAAAAAGGTAAAGGAAGCGTTCTAAGCGGATTAAAGTATATGCAGCAGTTTGAAAAAATAGTTATACATCCAAGCTGCACAAATGCCATTGCAGAGTTTAAAAACTATCAGTACAAACGAGATAAAAATGGTGATTTCATAAATGACGAACCAGTAGACGCGTTCAACCACCTGATAGATGCAATACGCTATGCATTAGAGGATGAAATGCAATTTATGGCAACAAGACTAACAGGAATAAGGCCTTTCTAATGATAGATTTATTTTCAGTAAAACTAAATAACGAATACGATTTTATCCAGGCGGAAATGCCTCAAGAAAACGGTACATGGCTTTGTGCTGAAACATCAACACAATATACAAAAGGCTATTCTTACGAGGTTACAGAAGGCGAAGCGAAAAGGATTGAAGCAAGAGAAGATTTTTTAATCCAAAATGCTATTTATTCAACCATTGAGAGCGTTTGTGCGTATCTGAATAATAGTTTTTATATAAAAAATCCGAACTATAACGGCTCTATATTCTGTGATTGCTTTCCATACAGCTTGGATTACTTCAATTATGTATTTAGCGGCGGTTCATTGACATTTAACGGTGATAAAATTTCACCGGTTACAAATGTTGCTACAGGTGATTTAATTCATGTTGTAGGCGGACGTAACCGCTTCTTTAGTTATGTCACGGTCGTTGACGGTGAAACAATAACTGTTGATAATGCTTCACTGGTAAGTTGTACGGAAAAAGCGTACATCTTTGTATCAGGTTTGCCGCAAAGTATTGAAAAGATAATTTCGCAAATGATTTCTTATGATGTGTTCAATCGTGGTGTACCTGATGATTTGAAGAGTGAAAATATAGGTTCTTACAGTTATACAAAGGCAGATTATTTAATCGGTTCAATGGCTTATCCTGCTGAGATTGTTTTAGGGATTGAAGGTTTTAAAAAAGTCAGGTTTTTGTAAATGAATAAAAATATAACAGATGAAACTATATACTTATTAGGCAAAATTGCATTAGAGCTGATTAATAAAAATCCTAATTTTGCCTGTAGTGCAACTATTTATAGTGATATTGATAGGCTTGAAAATAATATTCAACAATGGAGCAAAAGTGCCAATGAGCTTAAAGGTAAGATACAAAACAATAAACATACTTGAAGAAACACCGCCATATTTTGGACAACCCGGAGGGTGGAAAACAAAAGGAACTTTCAAAGGACTAATTCAACCATCGACAGGTTCAAAAGTTTACAACAACGGCAAGGACACAACAAACGTTGATGCTCTTTTGTTTTGCGATATTTCCGTTAAGTTCGAAGAAACAGATATTGTAGAGCTCAAAGGAGTTCAATATAAAATTGCAGGTGCACCTGTTAAACCCGATGGAATAACAGGAATTGAACCTAAACGAGGTCAGCACGCAGAGTATAACCTTGTTTATGCACAAGAAGGATTGTAATGTCATCAACACAAAACACAACATATACAAATATCAAAAACTGGAAGCTTTTTGGGAAAACATTTTTAACCCGTGAAGAGATACACAGTGAATCAAGCTGTGAAGGTACTCCGTATCAGATTTTAGTTACACAAGACTATTACAACCAAGAGTTTAAGGAAAATGGCAAGCAAAGTTAAATTTGAAATGCCTGATTTCAGTCTTGCATTAAAAAATGCAACGGAAAAGGCTATAGAAGAGGCAGGATTTGAAATAGAAGGAACAGCAAAGCAAAATGCACCTGTTGATAGTGGGTATTACAGAAACAATATAAAGTTTGACGGTAAAAATCAAGTTATTGCAAATGCTGATTATTCAGCCTCAATAGAGTTTGGAGTCAAAGCTCATACAATTGAGGCTAAAAATGCTAAAGTCTTGCACTTTAAAGTTGACGGCAAAGATGTTTTTGCCAAAAGTGTAAAAATACCAGAAAGAAAGCCTAATCCTGTCATGCGTAATGCAGCGTTAAAGGTACAAAAAGAAATCGGTGGAACGTTCACAAGACATTTCAAAAAAGAGTTAAAAAAGAATGTTTGAACAGCTTTTATTTGAATACATTAAGAATAATTTTAAGGTCAAAAACTTCAATTTTAAATTTGGTTACGGTGAAATTGAGCCAAAGACAAAGCAGCCTTATATTATCCAGCATAGTTTGCTGATGGACGGAACACAACAGGTTTTGTGCAACGACAATAATTTTTCGGATGGAATGAGTTTTACGCAGTGGAATATCTATACTTCCTCTCAAAGTTCAGCAGATTTTATCAATCAGGAGTTATTTAAGTTTGTGATGGACTTACCGAGTTTGGGAGGGTACAAAATAGGTCTTGTGAAGTTAAACTCAAGCAGAAGTTTTATAGAGCCTTCTATCGGGCTTTATTCAAGCGTAATAGCGTTTGAAATAAATTATTACAAGTAATCAAAGGAGATTAAACTAATGGCAAACGAAAGAAAAAGATTAAAAGGGCGTGACGGAGAGGTTTACGCAATTACAAAAGGTACACCACTTGAAGGCACAGAAGAAGGTACAGCACTCACTGCCGGCACTTATTATATTGTTTCTAAAGTAGCTGCTACAGGTTCAGGCTTGCCTGAGGGTATAGTACCAGGCTATGTTATTAAAGGTGCTGCTGCAATTACAGTAAAAACAGGTGACGAGGTTGTACCGCTTAGTTTAACGAAAAAATGTGATATACAAAGCTTTTCTGTAGAGTATTCAGCAGATGAGATTGATGTTACAACTCTTTGTGACGACCAAAGAACATATTTAGCAGGCTTTACAGAGGCAACAGGGTCGCTGGAAGGTGTTACTACCCTAAATGTATCTGAGTACCTGATGAATAAATTCATTCCGATTGTTGCGCAAACAGGTGATACTGTTGAGGTTTCTGAAATTGACGGAGAAAACTTAATTTTACGACTTGTGTTAAATAAAAAAGGTAGTGAAATAATGTCTTATTTTACACCTGCAACTATTACCTCTTTTAACATAGGCGCCGGTGTAGATGATGCACAGACTTACACAGCTAATTTCAGAAATACACCTGATGATGACTTGATTCCGTGTATCTTAAAAGAAATCGAAACAGCAGGAGCATAATAAATGGAAATTGAATTGCAGAATCTTGAGGAAATTGTGGTAATTCCGAGTCAATTTAAAGATGAGGAAAATCCGCCGAAGTTCGTTTTCAGGACACCAAATGCAGCAGATATTATAGACTATCAAGTGTATAATGATTTTGCAAGAGTTGCCTCAAGATGTTTTTTACGCTTTGAAAACAAGCCGACCTTGAAAAAAGAAGGCAAAACACTGGAATATAGCTCTTATGCTGAATTTATCGGTCTTGGTGCAAGCAATGTGATTACAGCTATCCATAGCGATTGCTGTGCAGCACTTTTATCCGCTATTTACGGAATAAAAGAAAAGGCAGAAAAGACCGAAAAAAAGTAAAAATAGCCTGGGAGATATACAAAACAGGGGATTTTAACACGACAGCCTGGGGAGATGACAAGCTCATCTTCCTCGGTGATGTCAAAAGACCTACAGCCATTGGCAAGAAAAAAGACCTTTGGGCTAATCTGGACAGTGATTTTTACGATATTTTAGAGCTATGGAGATGGCACAGGGCAGGGCTGCTCAAAATAGCCTCTCTTCCTTATGAGAAAGCAGTCGGAATAAGATACTTGATTGAGGTTGATTTTGCAGAGAACAGAGTGCTATAGTTAATCAAATGTTAAAAAGCTTCTTGAACATCATCAAGTTTAACCGTTTGTTTCGCATTCCATAAATCATAAGCAAGCTGTTCTCTCAACCATATTTCAGGAGAAGTTTTAAAGCACTTTGCAAGCTTTAACGCTACTTCTGTTGAAATAGGCACTTTACAATTAACGATATTAGATAAATGTTTTCTACTGATACCAAGCATTAAAGCAAGTTTGGCAATCGTTAAATTGTAATCATTCATATATAATTCTTTGATTGTTTCGCCTGGATGCGGCGGATTGAACATTTCCATTTTTATACCTCTTTAATGATAATCTTGATAATCAACTATATAAACATCTTCATCCTCAAACTTAAAGGTTATGCGCCAGTTGCCATTTACTTTTAATGACCAGTGGTCTTTTAAATCGCCTTTTAATTTATGTAGATTCAGATTCGGCAAATCAATATCTTTAATATCTGTCATAAGGTTAAGTCTGTTTAATATAACTCTTAATCGTTGAGCGTGTTTTTCTTGAATACCGCTTTTTGAACCTGTAAGATAAAACTTTTCTAAACCTTTATGTTTGAAGGATTTAATCATATTATCATTGTAACCAACTTGGTTACAGATGTCAAGGTGTTAAACCTGCATAAATCAGCAGGGCAATAATAAACATAGACTCTAATGCTGCGGAAGTGTATGTTATAGAGTCTTTTCTAAATATTTTAATTTTTCTCTATTGTTCAAAATGTGATCAAATTTTATTTTGTTAAAGGAATCATTTGCTTCTTTTTTTATTAAATCAATAGTTTTATTCTGATTTAAGACATCGTTATATGCTTTGTTCTGAATATATTCAAATTCTTGTAAAGATTGTTTAAAAAAATCTAAATTATTATATAGAATTTCATTAATAAATATAAGTTTCTCTAGTGCTATTCTATTGTTTCTAAATTCATATAAATCTCTAAATATTCCTATTAAATAAAAATAGTATGAATTAATTACAATTGCATCTTTAGTATTTAATTCTTGTAGTTTTTCTATTTGTATATTTTCAAAGCTATTATTATTAATCAAAGTTTTTGTTTTCTCTGATTTGTGTAGATAATCATTTTGTATTTTGTTTATAAGGTTTAATACATTAGGTTGTTTGTCAATAATCTTTTTTTTAGCACTTCCATTTATTGTTCTTTTCAAAAATTGTCTAATAAAATTAAACATGTCTTAAATCCTTTCTTTTATAAGAAGCAGTACCAAATCAACAAGTAATGCACACCCCAAAATTAATGAAGGAATCAATGTTAAAGGTGGTAAGTTTAATAAATAAACAAATATTGCAATAATCCCACCAGTTAAAAACAAAAAGCCTGTTTTGTTTGAGCCTAAATAAAATTTATGCAAACCTAAATAACCAAACAATAAAAGAAGTACAATAGCAATCCATTTGTTTATTTTTTTATCTAAAGGTTTCCCACATTCCTGACAAAATTTTGCAGGTTCATTAATTTGGCAACCACAGTTTTTACAATAAGTCATAACTACTCCTTCAACAATACATGAATTTTACAAAACAGAGGTAATGATGTCAAACCAAGACGGCAAAGTAATAATAAACATAGATTCAAACGCTGCAAAAGTATCACGAGATTTTGACCAATTAGGCAAAATGACGGACAAATATGAACGTGTTTTGCAAAGAGTAGAGGGGACGGCAAATTCATCTTTACCTGTTTATGACAAAATTCGCACAAAATTAAAGGAACAACAAAACACAATAAATGCAAATATTTTGTCTTATCAAAAACTTGCTAATGCACAAAAAAGCGGTATTGGTTACAACCAGCTGAACTCTGTTACAACAGCTGCTACAGACAGACTAAGAAATTTAGCTTTGCAAGGAAAGCAAAACAGCGTTGAATTTCAAAAACTTGCTCAGACTGTGCGTAATGCACAAATGCAAATGTCCAGTGCAAACAATATTGTAAACAAAGCGACTGGATTTAAAGAGCTAGGCTCCTCTATTTTGAATTTAAATAATGTTGTAGCAGGATTCAGCATAGGTTATATTTCTACAAGGCTTGCAGAACTGGGCAAATCTGCTGTTAATACATCAATGGATTTTCAGGCACTCGAAAACCGAATGAATGCAGCAGCAGGCAATAAATCAGTAGGGGCTGATAGCTTATCATATATCAGAAAAGAAGCAGACAGATTAGGACTATCTTTCAAGGGCACCGCTGACAGCTTCGCAGGCTTCGAAGCTGCTGCTTTAAGAAGCGGCTTAACACTTGGACAAACAAAACAAATATTTAGTGATATTTCAACTGCCGCTACATCTATGCAATTGCCGGCAACGAATGTTGAATTAACTTTTAAAGCATTAGAGCAGATTGCAGGCAAAGGCACTGTTTCAATGGAAGAGCTTCGTCAACAGCTAGGCGACCATCTACCAGGTGCATTTGAAATCGCAGCAAAATCCATGGGAATGACTACCCGTGAGTTTTATAATATGGTATCAGAGGGAAAGGTTTTATCTTCTGAATTTTTGCCTGCTTTTGCTAGTGCTCTTAAAGAAGAGCTAGGTGGAAGTGCATTGGACGCTTCTACACAATTAAGAGCTGATCTTAACAGACTTAACACTGCAATGTTTGATTTAGGCAATACAGCGGGAAGTATATTAACGCCTGCAACACAGAAATTAGTCCAAAATCTAACACAAGCTACTATTGCAACACAATCTTTTGTGAACTATTTTTCATCGGCATCAGTTAAAGTATCAATGGCATACAGTGATGAAACCAATAAAATTGCATCACAATTACAAGAATATTCAAAATTACTTAATAGTAAAAAATTAACTATTAATGAAACTAATAAGTTAAAAGCCATAATAACCGAACTTTCTTCGAAATATCCGACATATATCGGACAAATAACTCAGGAATTAAAATTAAACGGACAACTGTCGGATACCACATCAGGTTTAATAAGAGCGGAAATTGAGAGAACTTCTGCTATTAGCGTAATGACAGAAGAATTAAACAAAGCTATTCAGAAAGAAGAATTATTATATAAAGCAAGACAAAAAACCGCTATTTTAATGTCTGGACCTTTTTTTCAACACCGTCAAAGACAAATTAATATTCAAAGATATGAAGCCGAGGCAAATGCTTATGATGAATCAACAAAATCAATACGTAAATTAATTGAAACAAGAAAAGATGTAGAAAAACGGCTTAAAAATTTAAATAATAATAACTCGAATTACTCACTCGGAGCCAGTACCAGCAATCTTGGCGGTAGCAGTGACGACAGCAAAAAGTCGGAGAAAGTTAAAGGCCCATATGCTCAGTTAAACGAAGCGGCCGCAAAAGCAAAAGAAATGCTGAACGACCTTGCAGCACAGGGCATTACAAGCGGCAAAGTCTGGGATAATCAAGTTCAAAAAGTTAACAAACTTACAAATGCACTTGATAAAGTAAAGCAAGCTACCGACTTGAACGTACTGCCTCCTTTTCAGGCTCTTAACGCTGAAATCCAAACGGCACAAGAAAAAGTCAACAATCTTGCCGCTGCTAAAATTGTCAATCTTGACGATTTAAACCTCGCAAAAGAAGAATTGACAAAACTGCAAAACAAAGCGGAAGAAGTCAAAAGCGCTGCTATCACAAGCCCATTTCAGGCAAAGCAAAATGCTTTAAGTCGAATCCAATCTCAATATTTGGATTTGGCTATTCAAGGTCAAGGCAACTCACGGGCAGCAATTCAGCTTAAAAACCTTGCTATTCAGTACCAAAACCAAATAAACAAAGCACAAGCTTCTTTGCAAAATTCAGTAGGCTTATCATGGAGCAACATTTCAAGCACCATATCTTCAAGCCTCTCACAGGCTATCACCACTCCCTTACAACAAGGCGAGAATGCGCTCGAGCGTTTCGGGAATGTTGCTTTAAACACCATTCAAGCCATTGCTCAGCAAATGATATCATCAGGATTGAGCAAACTATTTCAGGAAGGTGCACAAAACGGCGGACTTTTGTCAAATATCCTTGGCGGTAATCAAGGAACAATGACAGGTGCAGCTGCTCCGATATCCGCAGTCAGTGACGAACTTAAAAACATCTTGGCTCAAGCACCTCAAGCAGCTGCTAGTATAGCCAGTATTGGCACATCTCAAACAGCAGCTCTTACTGCAATGAGCGGTACATCAGGAGTTATAGCAAGTGCAATGAGCGGTTATGCAAGTGCAGCAACAGCAGCAGGACAATTAGCAGCTTCATTAACACAAGCAGCCATTGCACAAGCTGCATATTCGGCTGCATTAGTTCCGATAGCAGGTGCAGTTCTTGCCCCGGTAGCAGCGACAGCGACGGGTGCCGCTATTGGTACTGCCAACATATTAGCCAGCGCAGGAATGCTTGCAAGCAGGGTTACTGCCTTTGCTGACGGCGGTATCGTTGACAAGCCTACCTATTTCCCTATGAAGGGTAACAGAATGGGTTTAATGGGTGAAGCGGGCACAGAGGCTATTATGCCGTTGAGAAGAACTCCTGACGGCAGACTGGGAGTTGAAGCACAGGTTCAACAGCCTAATATTACTATTTATAACCAATCAGGAGCAAGTGTTGAAACTGTACAAAGACCTGACGGGGACACTGAAATATTCATCAGGAAAGTAAACAATGCATTGAGAAACGAACGTACACAAAGCGGGTTTTCATCAGCATTACAACGTAACAATTCAAGAGGAGTTCAAGCTTCATAATGGAAAAGTGGAAATGGGGAAAGATAAAGCTTGACGGTTTCCAGAACGAATTTCAGGAAGGATATATTGAGGTCACTCCTGATGCAGGTATTCCGTATAGACGTGAACGTTTTACAGATATACAGGATATTGTGCAGTGTGTTTTTACGCTTGAAAGACAGAAATATATCGACTTTATGAGTTGGTATAAATACGATACAAAGCAAGGCTCAATACCGTTTAAAATCATGGATTGCAGAATAGGCGAGGAACGTATTGCAAGAATCACTGGCAAGCCTAAATGGAACCCTAACTCAAGATACTGGAATACAAATGTAACCTTAATGTTTGATAGCGAGGTTTTCTATTTAGACAGAGTGCTTGCTGCAAATTATCAGCTGCCTATTGTAGCAAACGGCAAATATCTTACGACACAAGCAAGGCGGTCGTTATGAATCGTTTTGAACTGGATAAAAACTCATACTCGAGGTATCTCGGACGAGCTCTCAAAATGCTTATTGAACTTAAACACAGTGCGTTTCAAGAGTCGTTTTGTTTTATAAACGACACCAAAACACTGGAGCTTGACGGCAAAATATACCAGCCTTATCCCTTTGACATCATCCTGCCTTCTCAGACGGAAACACAGGGGACACAGCTCGTTTTATCAAATATTCAAAATCTTGCAGCTAACGAGATAAGAAAAACAATAAATTCAAATGAAAATATATTGCTTGATTTATACATAGTCAATATCGAAACAGAAGCAGCTGAAAAATATCCAGCAGGATTATTCGAAATATTTGAAGCACAAATAACCCCTGAAAGTATAACAGCAACAATAAATATCAGACACAACCTTGATGTGAATATGAGTACTATTAACTATTACAGACAAACATTTCCTAACCTGTTTTTATAGTAATATTTATACAGGGTAAACCAACACTCCCTCAGCACACTCATTTAGTGGAGAAAATGGCTGAAAGGGGGTGATACTATGGATAATCGAATAATAAAAGCCGCTATAACGGCAATTATAGCAGCTTTAAAAATTATTATTCTTTATCTGTAGGGGGTGAAGTCAAGCTCCGAAGAAGTAGTGATTCTTTGGGGCTTGCCCCTATACCAATATTATTTGTCATGTTGATAGGTTTGTCAAGTGAGGGCAAATGGATTATTTAAAATATTTCAAAAATGGCAAGTACCAAAAGTTTAAAAATGACTGCTGGACATTATTGCAAGATATCTACAAAGACGAACACGGGATTATTTTACCTGATATTCCGATTTTTGAAGATGAGGAAAGCTTTGTAAGAAGCAATATCAAACACAAAACTGTAGACAAACCTAAAAAAGGGGTTGCAGTACATGTCAGTGTTGGCAGTATAGAGCATATAGGGTATGCAATCAACGAAAAAGAGTACATCCATAAAACAATTAATCAGGGAGTTAAAATAAGTCCAATTCCCAGATATGCAACGTTTTATGAGGTTATTGTTTAAAATATTTTGGCTTTAAAATGATAAGAGTAATAAGACGAAATCTTGATAAAAAGACTTTAAGCTTTCATAAATGGGACTGGCATTTTGCTTTTTTTCATTTTAGAAACTATAAAAATGCATACATTAACGGTAAACCGCTTAAACCGTGGCATATACTCAAAAATAGTGATATTGTAGAAGTCATAGAAAGACCAAACGGCATATTTGAGATTATAGGTGCAACTATATTAGTTACACTTGGTGCTGGTGCTTTTTCAGCAACTGCCGCTATTGTTACAGGTATAGCTGCTGTTTCGTTGGCAGCAGGTGTAGTTGCCGCAGGTGCAATATCTATATTTTCAGGCGGTGGCCATAGTGGTACAACTCAGGCTAAAGAATACAGCTCAAGTACGCAGCCGGAGCTTAGAGGGGCTAGCAATGATATCTCAAGCGGATGCCTTCCTGTTTTGTTTGGGAAAATACAACAAACACCTTCATATGGACAGCAGCCGTACAGACTGGTCGTTGACGGTGCTTCAACGAACAAATACAGACAGTATTTTGTTTCTAATTATAAAAATGTAGTATATTCTGATTTTAAACTGGGAGATACACCACGTACAGATTATTCTATTGACTATTTAGATATAATAACCGCAAGCGGCTCGTCTAATTTTATAGGTTTTGATAACGTAAAAGCAATGAGCATAGATGAAGAGTTGTCATACAACCCCGATGAAGAAGTAAATCAAAATGCCCATTTTGATTATAACGAACTGACAAACACCAACTTTGTTACGGTTAATTATCAGCTCAAATTTATAAATGTAGACTTAAACGCCTGGACTAATAAACAGTTCAGACAGACAACAAGAGTGGTTCAAAAAGGCAATTATGTTGATTTAACTAATGATATAACAATCACCTCTTCAATGCTTACTCTTGTTAATGAAAATACATATATCTATAACGGCTCGGTTAAATATGATGCGGATGATGATAATTATACAGAGATAGTTTTTACAAACTATGCCCCTTTAAGCAATACAAGAGGAAACTCAACAGAATCAACAAATGAACTGGACTCACTCTATGTTTCTGAAAATATGGTTACCCAGACATTGAACCGTAATGAAACTTTAAACCTGTCTATCAACAGATACGCAGGCACTGTGTCAGAGGTAGTACTTACAAGCCCCGAAAATACAAAAGAAATTGATGTAATAATAAGCTTTCCTCAAGGATTGTTTCATCAAAATAACGATGGCTCACGTTCTGCCCGTACTTCTGAAATAGAGATAATGTATAAAAAAGGTGATGGGGAATATATTCCGTTATCAGAAAATACGGAACTTTATATCAGAGACATCAACGGTGAAAAGCAACCATTAAGCACATCCAGCACGACAGTAAACGGTGCAAATGTCAAAGTAAATAGCCCGTCAGATATAAACGTAGCTGACCAGCTTTTTTACAGACCTATCGGATTTACTTTACCTGAAACAGGCAAATATACCGTGCGTGTACGTTCAGCAGATTATGCAGATAAAACAAACTTTGATATAGGCTATCCTCGCTGTGCAGAGGTGCAATTTTATGTTGAAGGGAAAGTACTTGATGAAAGCATTCTGCCTAAAGTTAATCAAATTGCATTTGAAGCAACAGCTTATAAAGGCCTGTCAGGAACAATTAAAAAGTTTAACTATGTAGCGGAGGCAAGAATACCCGTTTGGAACGGCGAAGACTGGTCTACAGTTCAGGAAAGTAAAAATCCCGCTGCTATTATTCGCTATCTGTTGACAGATGAATTAGTGAATCCTCGTCCTATAAGCACTGATTTAATTGATAATGACAGCCTGGTTATGCTTTACAACTGGTGCGAAGAGCAAGAATACAAAGCAGATGGCATCGTATCTGAAGCCACTAAAACAATGGATGTTATAAATGAAATATTAAAAAATTGTCAGGGTGCCATGATTCCGCTTTTAAACGGGAAGCACACATTTGCTATAGACGGAAGTGAAAAAACACCTAAAGGTATGTTTAACCAGCATAATTCCTGGAATTTTAGCTGGACACCAAATTTGGGACGATTAACAGAAGCAATCAGAGCAAGTTTTACTAACTCTGAAGACTATACACAAGACGAAGTAACCGTTTACTGGTATGACGGTGCAGTACATGAAGAAATCAAAGAAGGAACAACAGATTCTGACTATCTGCTTGTAAAAAAAGACCTCAAGTACATTACAGACAAAGCAAGTGTACTAAAATCTATAAGCTATGAACTACTTTGTACACAGGCCAAAAGAAACAATTTTGAATTTTCTGTAAACCTTGAGGCTTTAAATATGACAATGCTTGACCGTGTGTATGTTTGCAATAGTGCAAATATGCAAAATGAAAGCACAGGTCTTATAAAGTCTGTCATAACAAAAAACGGAAATATGACAGGGTTTACACTTTATTCGGATATAGAAATCCCAGAAAATGCCAAAATTATTATAAGGTCATTGGATTACACAACAGAGTCGCCTGTAATTAACATTTATGATGTTTTAAATTCCGGACGTACAAACATTGTTCAAATCGAACCTGTTGCTAATACCGGCATAATACAGGGTGCAGGAGAAATCACGGGTTTAAAAGATAAATGGCACTATGATGGAGATTTATTTACACTTGGGCAAGATACAATCTATGACTGTGTAATTACAGATATCAGATACAGCGATGATAATACAGCAACTATAACTTGTAGGGATTATTAAAATGATTGATAAAGAATTACTAAAAGATGATGAATTAAAATATCGACTTAGCTTGAGGTCAAAGAATAAACCCGCAAGCTGTTTTGATTGGCATAATGCTTTAATGGCTGATGGGGTACCGATTTTTGCAAGACAAAAAACAACTTATTCTGACCCTAACATTAGAGTTTCTTATAACAACTTTCAAGTAATTCAAAAAACTAAATCAGGATACCTTGCAGGAGACATACAAAGAACTTATACAGACAGTATTGCAGAAGAAGTCAAAGAGAAGTACAAAGAGTTTGACAATCTTAACCACTTTAAAAGTTTTCTCAAAAGACTTATGTTTTCCTGTACAGGATGGGGCAACACATATTCTCTCTGCTATCTTGATGAGCAGAACAGAGCAAGAATAAAACAAATTCCTGCGTGGCAGGGTAAAGTGGTTTATAACCATGATAATGAACCGATAAAAGCTTATGTATACTACGACATAGACGAAAGAAGACACATTTGGGAATATGATTCTTTAAATGTCACTGAGTGGCTGGCTTCAAAAAGCGGCAATTCTTATCAGGTCTTGGTTGAAACAAAGCCACACGGTTTTATTGGAATTCCCCTTGTTGAATGGTCAAATAATGACAATAAACAAGGAAATGCAGAGCTGGCTGTTGGTTTAATGGACGCATATGACCGTTTGATATCTGACAATATTACAGAAGCAGCAACTTTTAGAGCTGCATATCTCCTGCTTAAAAATATGGGGAATATAGATGATAAAATAAAAGCAGAAATGCAAAAATCAGGTGTCTTTACAGGTGGAGCAGACGCAGATGCACATTTTATTACCAAAGATATCAACCCTGAATTTATAAAATTTATTGTTCAAAAAACCTGGTCCGGTATATGGATTGTGTCATCATCTGTTGACCCTGAAGCAGTATCAAATCTTCAAAACGCGACAGCTTTCCAAATCTCACAGATGTATCGAAATATGGAAGAAGACTGCAAAGATACAGAGGCAGAGTGGAAAATATCCCTTGAATACCTTGACAGACTCTTAAAATCCTATTGGACAGGCTTGGATATAAAGAGCGTTGCTGATTTTTCAACAGAAGACATAAATTATGATTTCAAACGTAATATTCCAAAAGATGTAATGACATGGTTAAAAGATATGCTTGCAGCAGGCGGCAAACTGCCACAAAAAGAAATATTTATAAAAGCAGGATATGACGAGAAAAAAGCAGAAGAACTGGTGCAAGAAGCTGAAACAGAAAGCTACGAAACTTTAACAAGTGAAATCTGATGAAAGAACCGACCCCTAAACAACTAAAAGCATTGAGAAAACGGTACAACGAACTTATCGCAGAAGCTCAGGCAAAATGTATTACTGATTTTCAAGAGGTCAGAAAATATGTTTTTTCAAAGCTTTTAGAGTTGAAGGAAGATAAACAGATTTATAAAGAGCTTGAAGCCTATATTGTTAAAAAATACAATGAAATGTTTATTGGTTTAAAAGGCAATATACTTGACAATTACAATGAATGTGGGGTTATTGAGTATGATTTTGCTTCACAGACACTCGGCGAGCCTATAAAATACATTCCCGCTGTTGTGTCTGTTTTACCAAACACACAGGCATTTGAGATAACAAATAGAATACTTGCAGAAAAATCTGTTTTAAAGCGTTCAAAGCTTATGGCAAATCAAGTAACACAAGCTATTGCAAAAAGTTTTGAAAACGGCTCCAGTATTCAGGCAGTGCAAAAGAAAATCGATATTATAATGGGCTTTCGAAATAAAGACGGACTTATAACGCCAAAAGCAAAAGAGCTCATTATAAATGGTAAATTTTCTCACAGAAATGGACATATATATCAAACCTACCGCATTGCAAGAACAGAAACAATGCGTATGGCTTCATTGAGAACTCACGAGATTTTCTCGGCAGTCGAAAGAGATGACAAACGCTTAAAGCTTCTTGCTGTTCTTGACAGCCGCACACGCACACAATCAGCTATGATGAACGGTCAGATATCCGATGAAAAAGGACGTTTTCTCTATCCTGACGGCAAACGTTGTAAGCTTGGCGAGGCAGCTGCGCAATATGCAATCAATGACCGTGAAACACAATACGTTGTTTTCTTAGATAATCCAAAATACGCAAAAGAACTTAAAGAGCAAAATAAAGCTAAAGTATCTGATTTTAGACAATTCTATGAGCAAACAAAAGGTGTAGCCACCGCATTGCGGAATAGTATGCCTGTTGGCAAAATTACAACCGAATATTTAAGAGATAATTTTGATAAAGAATTAAGGAAACATTATTTTGTAAGCGGGAAAATCAACAATAGTATTAAGAATTTGTTGGGAAGTGACACTAACGAATTAAGATTATCTTTTGATAACTTTGTTAAAAACCAGGCAAAACACCCCGAAATTAGTTTTAAAATGTACAAAAAAATTGTTTCTTATATAAACAGTGCAGATAAAAGCTATTTTAATAAAGGTAATTTAATAATTGAGAAAAAAATCAATGGTCAAAATTTACTAATAGCTTTAAAAACTACTAAAAATAAAAACGAAAATTACTTTTTGTCAATGTATTTTGATAACCATAGCAAAAAATAATAGCCTGATTATGAGGACTCCCGCACCCCTCTGTCGCCAGTTGGCCCGGATGGGAGATTTACCGTATCAGACTATCAAATACATTATACCCTATTTTAAAAAGTATTTAAACCCTTTCAAAAGGGCTTTGTAACATATTCAAAGGAGAGAAAATTATGACACAACCACAAAACGGCGGTGTTGCTGCTTCTGACGTTCAAAACGGCACAGCAGGCACTGACGGACAACCTCAAGATGGCGGAAATGACATCGAAAAACAGCTTGAAGAAATGAAAGTTCAAGTGGGAATGCTGAAAAAAGAACGTGCCGGGCAGGACAGGAAAATTGCAGAATATTTAAAAGAAAAAGAAAAATTGACATTATCCTCTAAAACGGCAGAAGAACAGCTTGAATATTACAAAAATCAAGCGGCAACATTTGAACGTAAAGAAACATTCCGTCAAGCATTTAAAGAAATCGGTCTGAACCCTGATGAGTTTATTGAAATTGTAGACGAACAAGACGTGAAAATACAAGCAGAGAAGTTTGCAAATTTGTTGAAGTCAAGAACTAATGAAAGCGTACAAGCAGCTCTTGAAAGCTTCAAAACAGAAGAACTCAAGAAAAAAGGGGCAGTTCCACAACCTACAGAAACAGTTCAACAAAAAAATGCCGGTGCAAACAATGCAATTAGAGCAGCACTCGGTAGATAAGGAGATTTAATTATGGCAACAGATGTAAACATTATTTCACGTACTAACGCAGATGCGTTAATTCCTATAGAATATTCCAGAGAAATTATACAGAATGTTCCGCAACGTTCGAAACTATTACCATTAATGAGAAGATTACCCAATATGTCAGCAAAACAAAGAGTCTTACCTGTTTTGTCAGCATTGCCGAGCGCATATTTCTTGAATGGTGACACAGACCAGAAAAAAACAACAAATTCAGAATGGGATAAAATCACTTTGACTGCTGAAGAGCTCGCAGTAATTGTACCTATCCCTGAGTCTGTTTTGGATGATTCCTCTTACGATATATGGGGAGAATTAAGACCCCAAATTGAAGAAGCATTTGGGGTTGCTATTGATGCAGCTATTTTAAACGGTACAAATAAACCTACTTCTTGGCCCGAGGCAATCGTTCCTGCCGCTATTGCCGCAGAAAACAAAATTGAAATAGGTACAAATACAGACTTGGCCTCAGATATCATAGGATTAAACGGACTTATGGATTTGGTCGAGTCAGACGGTTACAGAGTGAACGGATTTTTTGCCGATGGCACAATGGAGGCCAGACTTAGAGATTTAAGAGATAAAAACAATCAGCTCTTATATATGCCTAGTTTAACATCAAGTGTCCCATCTACAATGATAGGTAGACCAATAGAATATGACAACCAAGGTGTTTTTGATGCAACAAAAGCTCTTATGGTTGCAGGCGATTTTACTAAAGCTGTTTATTCTCTACGTCAGGATATGACATATAAAGTCTTAGACCAGGCTATCATCCAAAACACTGATGGCACTATTGCATACAACCTTGCACAACAAGACATGGTAGCATTACGCTGCGTAATGAGATTAGCTGTACAAATTGCTAACCCAATTACTCGTAAAAACGCAACAAGCAGCACACGTTATCCGTTCGCTGTATTGCAACCGAAAGCTACAATATAATTAGTTTAGCCCCCTTTTCTAGGGGGCTTTTTAAGGAGTTTACATAATGGATAAACAACTAGTAGGTGAATTACCTGATATAACAGAATCATCAAATGATGATGAAATTATGGTTATTACAGATTCACAACACAACCAGTTAAGAAAAGAAAAAATATCGAATTTCATAAAGGACTTAGTTTCAAATGATGAAAACAACGGTATCAAGCTCGGTACAGATAATAAATTATTATCCGTTGATGCATCAAATGCTGATAATATAACGTCAGGAATATTAAACCCCGAAAGACTCCCGAATAGCGGGGTTACAGAGGACACTTATGTTTATCCCGATAGTATTACAGTAGATAAAAAAGGCAGAGTCACAAAGATAACAAACGGAACACCTGGCGGAAATAATGCCGACAAAGACCTTTCAAACATAACCGAGGCTGGTAAAGATGTAATAAGAGATACAGCAGGCTCTGGCTTCTCCCTCTTCGACGTGGTAGAAAAAGACCACATCTTGAGCTTTGAGGAGTCAATGGGCTTCGGGCTTTTAGGCACGTACGTGTACAAGGAACCTGTTGCCGGTTCTCGCTACGGCTACCCTGATTTTTACAACGAGTGCGTGGCGCAAAAAAGCACAGAAGGCAACACTCTTTTGGCTTTGAAAAACAATGTTGAAGTAGTGGGCTCTCCTTTAGTAAACAACGGAGTGGTGAGCGGGTTTAGCACGAGCAGCTATGCAACCACTTTGACTTTCCCCACTGACGAGGATTTTGATTTTCAATTCAAAATCAAAACAGGCGCTGACATATCAGGCGAGCAAGAAATTTTTGCATGTCCTACAGCGAGCGGGCCATCTCAATATTATTTTTGTTTAGTAAACTTAGAAAGTAATAATCTTAATGTAATTTTTAATGGTGGCCTTGGTGTTTGGCAGTATCCTTTTGGAACATCTGCTCAACCGGAAACAGATTATATTGTCAAAGTAGTTTATTCCAAAACCAATAATACATTGCACGTGACTATGTCTTTGGCAAATGGCACGGTATTGCTTGATGATACAAAACAGGTTGACGAACTGTACGATATAAAAGAGGCAGTTATAGGTACAGGCAAAGATAATGCAGTCACTATCTTCAACCCATTTAAAGGCTCTGTGGATTTGAAAGAATGTTATATAGAAAGCAACGGCCAGCGTATCTGGAGCGGTGCCTCGGTAGCCACAAAGAACCCTAACGGACACATCTTCTACGACATCGCAGACAAAGCCACTGTTGATGAAATCTTTTCTCAACGCGGTGAGGCGTGGTTTTACGGCGTAGATACAGAAAATGAAAGAATCTTTTTACCCAGAGGCACACGTTCACAGTACACTGTAAACACTGACGAAACAGGCGATTATGTAGAAGCCGGGCTGCCGAATATCACCGGCACAATGACCGCTGATATTTCAGAAGGCGTAGCAACAGGGGCTCTGAAGATAGATACTATACATTCAGGTGCTATGTGGCAAGGAAGCGTAAACTTAGCACGTATGAGAAATTGGAGCCTTGACGCTTCACTTTCCAACCCCGTCTACGGCAACTCCGACACAGTACAGCCTTATGCAACAAAGAAACTTTTGTACATTGTAGTCGGCAATGTAAAAGTGCAAAGTGCGGCTTCGGATGTTGTGGATGTTACTACAACAGAAAATGACACTGTGCCGTTGTTTACAGGACAGTATTTCAATTTCAAGCCGAACAACCCCAGCTGGCTCAAAGCCGGTGAACAACAAGACAGCGGAGGCATATACACTTCTTGCTATAACAAACTTGTACAAGCCTTAACCGATAATATCTGGGAAATAAAAGTAATAGACTCCACTACTATGGAAGAGGGTACAGACTACTCCGAGTATTGGATTGTTTATCAAGACGCAATGAGGTTTAGGACTCCGTTAAGGCTTTCCGCTGCTCTTTTGGCGAACAATGCTGGGTGCAAGGGGAATGGCATAACAATAGGGCTAAAAAATGGGGTTGACTATTTCGGCTTGGGATATTCAACCACAGCAGCAAATTATAACCAAACCAACGCGGGTTTATATGGCACTCCTGCTGGTACCCCATTAGCCGGACAACCCTCGAGCTGGCCTTATAATTCGTCATTAGGTTTAACAACAGACCCGTCAAAATCAGGCATCATAGTAGACACAACTCTACCTGATGATGTGCAGCTGTACTTCAAGGTTGCAAACGCCGTAGAGAA